CTTATCAAAGATTTTCTTACCAAAACGATAGAGCATTACTTTACCCTCATTTTGAGGATTTGCTTTATCCTGTACAACCAGAATGTTTGCAAAGTATTGTAACTTACGTTTCTGTTTACGTGCAATTTCCTTATCAGATTCTACACCAGAGTTCCAGTATGCAGAGTTCATTTCTGATACAGGATCGTTTTGTCCAATGGTGGTGAGAGAGTTCTCAATATACCATTGACCAGTAGGGCCTTGAAACGCATGGTTCCAGACTTTTGCCCAAGGAAGGTCTTCACCTTCAACCGCTGGAAGAAAACGAATAACGGCATAACCATTACCTGATTTATCTACCACTGGTTTCCACAGACGTTCATCTGCATAGGACTTCTTTTCTTGTGGGGCATTTTCGGTTTGAACTGCACCGAGCAGTTTGTCCAAAGAGTTGGACTTTTTCATTGTAGCTAACGACATATGTATTCTCCTTATGTTAATATATGCGATTTGTTATTGTATACGTAGTGTATCACAAAGTTCTGCTTTTGTCAAGTACCTTATTTCAATATTATCAGTAGAACTTCCAATATTGTGTTTAGGTTCTACCCAATAGAATTGAGTATTATTAAACTCTCTAAAAACAGCCAACAACTGATTAACCCAATTTTGTGGATTAAATCCCTTTGCATCTGCTGGTAAGTAGTAATTACTTCCTTTATATATATTGTTCAAAAGTTCGTTCTGAGAAGACAGATCAAACCCCAACATATAAACTTCTGTTGCTCCCTGTTGACAAGCAAGATGTAATGCAGTAGTCCCTGCAGCCCATCCTCTAGGAAAGTCTATGTTTTCAACAGTATCATTATCATCAACATAGGTTATCCAAACACCAACATCTTTTGTCAATTTCTTTTGCAAATCATCCATATCTAAATTTGCATTTAGTTCTGATAATGCATCAATTCTTTGTTGTATAGTGGCTGGGTCTTTTCCTTGTATCACACAATTAGCAGTTTTGTTTTTACTCCTATGAATAAAATTTGATGGTAAGTCAAATCCCATAAGAGTCATTTCTGCAACTTCTGCTGGTAATACAGACCAATCTGCAAACCAACAATTGTGTGTTTTTTGATATTCAGAGTCATAAATTTCCTGTTGCATACCATAGTCCATTGCAACAAGATTGTCTACATCACCATCACGATAGATTGCATTGCAGCCCCAAGTAATAACATCACTTGATATTACTGGTTTATACCATGATCTTGATTCACCGTTTCCTATTACTAAGGCTTTTGACATACTTGATTTTTTAACTCTTCAACTCTACGTTCTAATACACTGATAGCTGTATTGATATTACCCATACCTGAATCTGGTTCAAATCTACTTTTCAATATAGATATTTCTTCTGTCAAGCATATTATTTTATCTTCATCAAGCATCTCTTAGTGCCTCCCATGATGTAGGAAACATTTCTTTTCCTATCTCATCTATTTGATTTGCAACCATTTGAGTTTCTAGTTGTGTGTCTGGTTTACATCGTAGATTACACACACGAGCAAATGCCATTAGTGTACCACTCCAATACCATTCAGTATACATTGATTGTGGTAAAACCATTCTGGCCATCTCTGGAGCAATTCCAGCATTCAACAAATTTTTATATGTTTCGTTGCACCATTGATATGTAGAACTTACACCATATTCTACAGTTTCATCAGAAGAACCTTGCTTCTTATTCTCAGCTGCAAGTCTCCATTCTTTTGGTTCATAGAACTCTACCGCATCATCAACATAACGCCTTGATACTTCATTCCATACTAGACCGACTTGATGTTTGACTAATTGTCTTGCAACAAATATAGGAGCCTTGATATGAAACTGCATAGATGCATGACCAAAGGGACTCCAGTGATTATGTTTTGCAAGGTAGTTAATTAACTTTTCATCTTGACTAGACAACAAACCTTCTATAGGCCCTGCTGGTGTAATTCTTTCCCACTCAGATGTTTTTGCAAATGATACTCTTGCAGCATTAACCACAGAAAGATCACTTCCCATTTTATCTATAAATTTAACTTTCATATTATTCCTCTTTAATGGTGCCGGCAGTAAGAATCGAACTCACGACCTATTGATTACAAATCAATCGCTCTACCAACTGAGCTATGCCGGCGTTCCATTTAGTCACGCTTGTTGTTAAAGCGATCATTCCTTCTTGGTTGATTTCCTTTTTGACTAGGAAAACGAGTAGCAATTTTCGTGACTCTTTCACGAAGCTCCATCGTTGTTTTAACCAACTCAGCATTATCAAATTGTAATGCCTTAACTTGATTTTCTAGAGCAGTTACTTTGCTCTCAAAAAATCCTTCTTCACGAATGGTAGGATTACCATCCAAGTGTACTGTAAGTTCCATTTAACTGGACTCCTCTATTAGTTTCAGTAGTTTCATTCTATACAAGTTTTTATTAATTGTCAAGAACCCTTTGTAATTTTCCATCAATTTTTTTAAATCAATCCATATAATATCGCCTTCTAATAATTTATCCCAATTCTTACCGTATTCAACAAGCTCATCCAATACAATCATTGTTTCTAATGATACTCTACTACCTAAAAACTCTTTTAATAGTTTTGGATGATTGTTACCTTCAACTTCAAATAGAGGCTGAAATTCTTTTATGTAAGGACTTAACTCTATTACAAATTGTTCAAAGAAGCCTGATCTTTTAAGTAACCACGATTTGTAATTATCATCACTAAAGTTAGCAATGTATCCTCTTTTATCTTTAATAAAATTAGAGATATAGTAGTTTTTTATTTCAATGTCAGTTGAATATTTTCTTGAAAGTTTGACAAAGAAATGCCTGTCTTTACGTTTGAAGAAAGAATCTCTGGATACTTTAGTTTTACCACCATACTTATTAAAGTCATAGTCTTTTCTACTAAAATGTGCTTTCATTGCACAATACATAATGTAAACGTCAATCGGTTCCATCATCTTTTTTATATCCGTCTTCATCTACTCTTCGACTTGTTGCGGGGGCAATACTGGCTGCAATAAAACTTACTGCAGCCAACATCGGAATAACATATATCATTTTATCTGTAAGATAAGCAGTAATATATGTAGGGACTAATACTACGATTGCTTGTATTAATCCTTTAAACATTACTCTACTGGTTTCTTTAACTTAAAGATAATGTATGGGTCACTGCCTTGAACCTGTAATGGAATATTCTTATCTTTAGGGTCTAAAGGTTGAGGGCCAACATAATTCCATTCGTAACCCTCTGCAATTTGTTTTTCAAAAGTTTGAATAGCTTCTGAGTTTTGTACAGCTAATAGTGATCCTATTAGTGGTACGAGTAAAAATAATACAAACATTTATATTTCCTTTTTAAAAATGTCTAGAAGTTCTGTATAACCACCAATGTGATTATTCACTTCATTATAGATTTGTGGTACAGTTTTATGGCCTTGTTCTTTAAGTAAAAGTTTTTCTTCATTATCAAAATCAATATTAATTTCCATAAAATCAATATCATTTTCTTTCATTAAAACTTTTGCCATATCACAGTAAATACAAGAATTTCGTGTATAGATTTTATACATTAAACTGGCAACTGTGCCTGTCTTGGTAAGAAGTTGAGTTCTCTCGCATTTGCTTCAACTTTTTCTTTAAGACTTTTTGATATAAGAGAACTCACCGTATCTGGTTCAATCCCTTGTTTATTGCAATGCCAAAGAATAGCTTCCATATGTGTTATTCTTTTTTCTTTTGCGATATTTTCAATTTCCATTGAAAATGTTTTGGTGGTATTCATTTGATAAAATTCCATATATATTAAAAAAGTTGGGGGATTAACCGTGATCCCCCACGGATGTATTACGACATCACCCGAAAGACATTACGCTGTGCGTAGTGCCTTGTATCCAGCTGCAACAACTGCTCGTGTTGGAGTACCAATCATGTACTTCATATAAGATGCGCCATCAAAAGATGATACACGCTTATTCAAGTAGATTGATAAACCTTCTGAACGAAGCTTACTAATCACAGAACGAACATTCTTAACACCATAACGTGCAGTAATCTGTTTTGCGGTTAGTTCTGCACCGTTAACAAGTGCGTTTTCGACCCGAGCGGCCTGTGTGGTAGCGGTAGTGGTAGTGGTAGTCATTTAAATGTTTTCCTTAACATTACGAAATAAGCTGAAACTATTTCAACTTTTAAATGGTAGTTTTTAGTCCTATAAAAGAGAACTACCAAACTCATTAAGTGTCGATATAGGAATAGGTTCCCGTCACTTAAATTCGTATTATAACAGAGTATAACATAACAATAGTAATATGTCAATACCCTTTTAAATAAAGTGGGAGACTTCTGTTGCAAGGTGTCTCCCGAACCCCGAAAGATTATGCAGCTAGTGCGTAATCCCCAATGTATGCATTATCGTTTGCATTTACTTGTTTTGACCAATAACGGAGTCATCCGACAATTCTCCACTCATTTATTCCAGCCTGTCGATCCTAGTTCGCCCCCATCATAAGGACACCATGTTTAGAGTTGTAGGGTGATCAAATCCCTGACTATCGTTCTTATCCATAGTGTCCTTATGGTGGAGGCGTTGGGTACTGCCCCCAAGTCCAGTTCAGTCTTCAATTCGTATCATCAAATTGTATTATATTTATACCATACAGAACCTATAAAGTCAATACCCTTTAATGAGAAACTTTAAACCTAGTTTCTTTCTTATCAGGAAGACCATTAAAAGAACCATTAACTCCAGTTGAAATCATACAAGCAAGCTTGGGCATAGGCCATTCTAAAACAGTCACAGTTCTAGTTTCTTTATTCATCATAACAATAACTTTATGTTTACGTATTTCATCATCCCAAATCATAACAGGTTGTTCTGCTGTATTTTTAATAAGACCAGCCACAACTGTAGTTGAATTTCCACAAATTATTGGTTTATTTATTTGAACAGCATCAGGTATTACTTGTTGGTCAGGTGCTGTTTCAGTTTCAACATTTTTTGCTATTGGTGTGGGCGATATTGTGTCTTTGGGAATATTATTGTTGGTTTGACAACCCATTAACAGAAACACCGCCATTACTTGTACTAGGTGTTTCATTTTGTTCTCTCCATTCTGCAGCAGTATCTACCAATGCATTTAGGTAATCATATTTCTCTTTTACAAACTCTTGTACAGTGCCATCTTCAGTTACACATAGAATAACTATCTGATGAATCTCTGTACCTGTTCTTTCCCCATACATCTCTGCATAAGCTGAACATTGAATGTAATAGTTTTCATTCCATTCGTCATTGCGTTCTTTAGTTGATGTCTTGAAATCTATAATAGACAGTACACCATTGTACTCTGCAATACAATCAACTCTACCCGCTACCTTGTATTTATCACTATAGAGTCCTGCTTCTTGTGCATGAATGTTATTTATATTTACCAGAACTTTTTGTAACTGAGTAAATAAACACCAAGGAAGAAAATGTTTTTGATGATGATCTATATTTTCATTGTTGAGGTAGTCCTCACACATATGGTGAACCTTAGTTCCCCTTGCAGCGGCCTTACCAGCAATGTAGTTTGCAGTCTTTTCGCCTACACGTTTACGCCATTCCACCAATCCAGATTTATTACGGACTGATAGAATAGTTGTGATTGAAGGATACTTGTTTCCTTCTGGTGTTTCATAAAGACGAACACCATTAGTTGTTGTTGCGCTTATAGGGGGCAACTCCACATTCATATGATTAAACATTATATAACTATACCTTATTTATTTAGATTTGTCAAGTCACTTATACGTTACGCATTCTTTCTACAAGTCTTTTTGCACGATTTGGTACTTGACGATACCAAGCACTATCTACCATCTCATCAGCAGCTGCGTTCCAATCACGAGCATCAACACCACGTTTCATTCCCTTGAACTTACTCAAACGCGGCCGCCCCATATTGAATATCATATTAGCAATTATTTCCTGAGCATCTTCTGGCAAATCTCCAAAATCTCCGTAGAGAGATTCGCAGTCAGACAAGACTGAAACGAGATCGGCTTCAAAGGCTTCTTTGACTCTTTCTTCACTAACGGCGGTTCCTGTATCTTGTCCGTGTTCAGCATCGGAATCCAAAATAAGATGACCAATCCCAAAAGTAGGGTAGCCAAGATGATCTTTATATATTTCATATTTAACACCCTCATCTATTTCTAACTGTTCTCTTAATCTTTCAATATTCATTTTATTATCCTATCTAATATTTATTACGCAACAAGTTCTTCTTGGTTTTCCCAAATTGCATTTTCCTTCATTGGGTTAGCAGGGTCACGACCCATCCAAGCACCCCACTCATTATAGAAGTGCCGCATACCTACTTCATCATGAATAGTTTCATTTTCATGGCGACCATGTAATATATGTCTATGTTCTGAGCCAGGCTGCATACTTGATCCTTGACCTTGAATACCAAGTAAGTCTTCATGCAAGTTACGACCAAATGGGCCCCAGATTGTGTTGTGATGTTCTATACGAGTTTTGCGTTCCAAAGGAGTATCTTTTTTAAGACCAAATCCACGAAACTCTATCATTACTTTATCTGGGCCTAGTGGAGTTACAACGTCTGTACGCAATGCACTACCACGTAAATTGAAGTTCATGCCGGGAAATAAATCAATCATATACCACTGATTGGGTGGTAAAGTAGGAAAACTTAATTCTCCACGATCTTTACCATTCTCCATTGCTGTATATTGTACTTCAAAACTTCCTACATTAACGTGACCATTATCAAACCCTGTACACTTACGAGCAAAGTATTCATCATTAAATCCTGTTGTACGATTGAAGTAATGCATATAATCGTGATAAAATTCACTGTTTGTATCATGCCATAATTTATAGTTACTACCAATAACTGCTTTGTGATAATGGAATACTTCTAATGGTTCTGTGTCAAGTGCTGGGCGAATACAATCAAACGCACCAGCAGCCCAACCTTCTACATCCTGAGAAGGTTCTGGATTAATTGTAACCCAAACCATACCACCAAACTTAACTTCACAATGTAGTTCTGGGCAGTTCCAGTGATCGTAACCACCGTCAGCTTCTAAGTTACCACTCACTGGTAAAGATTGAAAGTTATGTTGAAACGCAACAACTCTTTCTTTGTCACGAATCATTGCTACTTTAGAACCAGCAATAGTAGCTGTTCTGAAATCTAAATGATTTTCTAGTTCTGATTCATGACATAATGGCATCCAACATTTAGAAAAGATTTTCTCTTGTTCTTCATGAAAGATATCCCAATCGCTGTAAATACGACTATCTACATATTCGATAGTTGGTTGTGATAACCACTGAGTGTGCTTACGTGCTGGCATATAAAGTTCTCCCTTGTAAATCAGTAGTATTTAGTTTTCTACACATTCATCACATTTTATTAGTTTAGATTTTTTATTTTCTGGAGTTAATTTAAGAAAAGGTATTACGCCAGTATCTTCACACTTAGGACAATTGTATTTGTATTCATGTGGAACTAATCCCCAGCCCACTTCTCTATCCCATTGGCGTTGTGTGTACTTCATTAATCCATACCAATACCAAGTTTGATTTTATTAATCAAATAGCTACGTATAAAACCAGATCGTACTATATCACCAATCGTAAATTCTGTACAATTAAACTCATCCATTTCTTCTAAAATACGTAAGAAGTTATGTAAGCCATTTATCTCATTTGTCCTCTGTAAATCAGTTTGATCAAAATCACCACAGAAGATAATTTTAGAATCTTGGCCTATCCTCGTAATAATAGTATCCAGCTCATGGAAGTTCATATTTTGACATTCATCAACTATAACAATAGTGTTATCAAATGTTAAACCTCTAAGAAAAGAAGTTGATAGAAAGTAAAGTGTACCCTGACTTTTGAGGCGGTCATAAAGATTATTGAAAGATTGTTCATTAGGTTGCTCGAACATAAACTGCACCATGTTTTGATATGGTACTTGATAGAGTGCAGCTTTATCTTCCTCATCGCCTGGCAGAAATCCAATCTCTCTTGTAGGAATTAAAGAACGAACAATAACTACTTTATCATGTTTACTCTTTAAATCTAATGCTGATTGTAGTGCTAAATATAAAGAAACAAAAGTCTTTCCTGTTCCAGCACAACCAAAAAGAAATTGATTCTTATCTTTTTTCCAAGAAGCAAAAACATCTTTTTGACTGTCAGTAATTGGTTTTACTGCAACTAAATTACTATTGCTAATCTCTTTATTTTTCTTTGTAGTCATTATACTTTTCTTTCATAAAAATTAAGGTGAGGGGGAGTTTGTGAAATGACTCCCCCTCTGGCACATAGGCGGAGGGACTTCCCAGCTTGCGTCAATGCTGTGCATCGGTGCTGAAGTTTGGTATTTCTCGCCTGTACCATATTACTTATACGTCATATTGTCATATCTATTTTAATTTCATTAACTAATTTAATATCTGGTTCTACTTTTTTATGAGACTTTTCATATTTTAAGCAATACCAAGATGGTATTTTTATCTTAACATCTACCAATATAACTGGTTTCTTTTTCATTTATCTTCCTTGTATGATTTCCTATTCTATTAGTATACCATACAAGGGGTTAAAATGTAGTTAAGAAAATGAAATTAAATCAAGAAACTATTGGCCTTTTCTTTTTATGTTTCTCTACCACATTCCTTGCGTTAATCTGTGCATGAGTTTCATTACTCTTATACCTAGATGCAAGAGGGCTGCCAGGATGAGCATTTGCAATTTGTCCCATTCGGTCTTCAAATCCAGCATCAGTCTTAGGCCCTACGCCCATGATATGATCTCCTGTATAAGCAAACGGCACAGGTACTTGCCTGATATGTTTGTTATCTGCAAGAAACTCCTCTCGTTCACTCATAGTGAGAAACTCATCCCACTCTTCACCTGTTTTTTTATCATGAAATTTATAAGTTGGCATTATGTTTCCTGTCCTTTGTTTACACACATAATCTGTTTAATTGTAACTGCTTCTGGAAATATTGTTTTTGCATATGTTTTTAGATTATCAATATCATTTAATATCCATTTTTGACAATCATCAGCATTAGTAAAATATAATGGTTTTCCATTATGAGTATGAATACGTACCGAATCTTTCCCACTATATGTAGGATCAGGAAAAAACATCACAATTAAAATTACCAATACTTTCATTAAAAAAGTTCCATTTGTTTTGTATCGTTGGTTAATTCTTTGATACGTATATATGCATTTTGCAGCTGTTTCTGTAATTCTTTTATATTGTAACAAAGAGTTTTATTTTCTTTTGATAATTTTATAATCTCATCTTCACCAAATGAATATAATAACGACTTATAACTTTTTTCATTTAAATTTGGAACAAATGTAGTATAGCGTTCTTCTGGTGATATTTCTCTAGATTCTTTCATACTTCTAAGCACCCAATTTGACCGACTCTCTCTTACCATCAGACCCCCCTATAAACCATTTTGGTATTTCACGTTTAACCCACTTTGCAATTTTAGACTTCTCTACTATATAGTAAGTTTGATATGCAAACACAGTATCATCTTTTTTACATTCCTCAGGCATACACTGAGGTGGATCAATAAAATCAGTAAAAGTTTCTAATAGCATCTGTTTAGGAACTGGTTCAAGGCCAGATTTAAGTCTTTCTGTAGCATGAACTTTACCGTATCTATATGTATACTCATTCATAAGACCAACCATATGATGATATAACCACAGATAATGAAAAGGATTACTACGAACCCATTTCGTACTAGGATGGTTCTTATGAGCCAACTTGTACAAACCTACTTCATCTGCATATGTATCACCATCACAAACACGATGAGCAGTTGAAAGCATTTGAGCACTTTCTAATATCATCTTGACAACGTGTTTGTTACACATCATCTGTGCTGCAATTACAGGGTCTTTATCAAGGAAAAAAATGTTCATTCTTCTAACGCCTCTTTCACTTTCTCTACGAGATTATCATAGGTAGCATAACCGCCACCCATCCACTCACCATCTTCAAATTCACGAATTTCTATATTTCCATCTGGTTTGCTTTGGCCATCAATAGATAATTCATTTTCTCTCATTAACGATATTTCAATATGTTTCATTTTTTAACCTCTAATCCTGTTATACACTTTTAAACCATCTTTCTTTGCAAGTGCAGAACCTTGTTTTGCAGCATAAGAGTACCATTTTAATGCTTTTTTATAATCTTGTTTTATGTTGGGTAAAGATTTACCATCTGGGCCAATCCCATCTTCATACATTGTAGCAAGATTTTGTTGAGCATCTACATTACCATTCTTAGCAGAACTCTTAATGTAATGAACGGCTTTATTTAAGTCTTTTTTAGTTTTAATAACTTTACCGTCTTCAGATGCTTTAGCTCCAAAAAGAAAAAAATTTCCAAGTTGCATTTGTGCTTTAGCAACAATCTCATGTTTTGGGTCTTGGGGTAAAGCATACAAATCATTCTCATCAATTTCTTCAACATCAGCAAGAGAGGTCATTGTTTTGATAAACCCTTTCACATCTCCATCATTAGCACAATCTACTGCTTCATTATAGATATTTTCATATCTTCTTTGGGAAACCCAAATGTTTTCCCATTCTTCTGTGGTTTCCCAATCGTTAATATTTTTTGGTAGTTTCATTTTTTAACCTTCTCTTCTAGTTTTATAATACTACTCCTTTTATCACTTAAAGTCAATACCCTTTCTTGCTCAATCATGTCAATAATTAAACTTGTTATAGATACTTCTTTACTGAGAACACCAATCTTTTTTTGTAATTGTAGAAGTGTTTCTTTATAGTAATCTATCTCTTGTTCTTTTTTAAGCTTAGATTCTATTAAATCAGTGAGTGATATTATATCACTGGTCATCGGTTGTCGCCACTACCACTAATCTTACCACGTTCCATTCTAGACTTTAGTTTGTCTACATTTGCCTGTGCAACCTCTTCAAGCGTCACACCAAGGTCATCAGCGAGTGCTGAGATGTACCAGAGTACATCACCTAACTCTAAACCTACACCATCAAGAGACTTACCATCTCTAATGTTCTTCTTTACTTTTTCTGCAACCTCACCAGCTTCACCACACAATCCTAGTGTTGGATAAGTTATTTTACACTCATCTGGATATATTGCTGTTGATCTTGCGAATTTTTGATATTCATCAAATGTCATTTATTACTTCTCCATCCCATACCTTATTCTTAGTATCAAAGTCACTACTCCAACCCATAGTCTTTTGATAGACTCTCCAAAAGATATCGTATATCCTGTCTGGTAGTATCCCTGAGTCCATTATATTCCATACAGTATCTCCTATATGATAAAGCAGATACGATAGTATTGTCTTCATTGTTTTCTCTCCTGTGCAATGTTAGCTCTACGTTGTTTTCGATTTATTGGATTTGGATAAGGCAATGCAGCTATACGTGCTTCGTCATTTTCCTTAATTGATTTTATTATAATTTTTCGGATATATTCTCTCTCATTTTCATGAATACTTTTGTCTTTAATTATCATTGGGGGTCTATCATCTAATGTTACATCAAACGTCATGGGTTATTCTTTCCTTTTGGTACATCGAAAACGAATGTCAATCTATCGACATTGCTATTGTTATATGATTCGTGAACTTTCTTATTATCAAACCAGAAGAAAGTGCCTGGATTTATTTGGTGAACTTCATCTCCAACAGTGTATAGATAAGTTCCCTGTAATGATAAATGATATCTATCTCTTGTTAGATAATAATCACCTTCATCAATATGCCTTCCTAGTGATTCTCCTGGCCGCAACTTAAAGAATGCTGCCCGTGAATGTCGATGGAGTTTCCAATATTTTAACCACCTTCTAATTCCTTTATAGGTTTTAAACATAGGTGTATTTGTTTGCATCTCTGTTTTCTTAGGATCGTCATCAGCATTTTTTACAAGTGCCATAGTAAGAGGAAGAAAACCATATGGTGCAGTATCACCAGCTGCACCTTTTAAGCTTCCAGCAACACCCCAATCTTCATCTTTAATATCTGCTAGAATATCACGAACATCTACATCATATTCTATAAATCTAAAGTTACTCATTTATCCCACTTGTAAAAAATATGATCCTGTACTTCTACAGTCTTAGTTTTAGTTTTACTCCAAGCTGGTTTCACATAGTCAGCGTGATAGAATAGAGCACCATCTGTAATATCTGGAATTATAACATCATTATACAACAATGTTTTGGCTATTGTCAATAGTCTTTTGTAAGTTTCTTTATCAGTAGGAACATCACTCTTACCATCACAGAACCATGAAAATTGGCACTTATCACGAATTGGAATCATCTTGTTTTTATTTTTCCAAGATGGGCGGGTTTGTGCTTGTTTGATCACTCCACATATAGTATTAGGGAATCTTTCATCTGCAACTCTATTCATAACAACTGAAGATACTGCTAACAAACCAGCAGTACCCTGCCCTCTTGCTTCATGATACATATTCAACGCAAGACATTCAACTGAATGTTCATCAAATATAGGTATAGGTTCTTCAGCATTTACAGGACTAATCAACATAAGTCCACCTAATAATATTTCATTAATCAAGATGTATCTCCACAATTTATTTCCTTATATTTTTTCAACAAAGGGCCTTCCATTCTATATGCTTCAACTTCCCAAGGTTGTTTGGCATAGTCAACATCATTGTAGTTACGATATTTACCATCCTTACATTTCCAAAATCTTTTACTTTTTTTGTCTTTTATTCTGAGAGTTGATCCCTGATATACATGAACCATCTCATGAGCTAAAGTTTCTATAAATTCATCTTCAGTCAAAGATTTTTCAATCTCTAGGTGATATTCTCGATTGTTATTACCTTCTACAAACCATCCAACAGCATCTTGACCTTTCAAGCTGATAAGAGAAACTTCTATGCATAGGGTTTTCATACGAGGCATCAATTCTTTAATGCAGAAATTAACTACATTCTCGGCAAGAATACGCCGAGATTTGTAAGAACCTTCTACAAAAACTTCATTCATACGAACATTATAAATGCTACAATAACCATACCAAATATGATTAATTCACCAATAATATCACCAACAATTTTTTTATTAAAATTCATAATTATTCTCCACAAAATTCAATATATAATTTAGAAACATATTCTTCATCAACAAAAACAAATTCTGCTCTGCAATAAGAAATAACATCTTCAACTGTTTTTGCACCGTTCTCTAATGCAAAAACAACCATATCTTCTAAATCCATTGACAAATCTTTCATTCCACTCATATCAATATTCTCCTATACCAAATACAAAGGGCCAGTCCACTGGATGGCAAAACCACCCTCAAGGACGTTTCCACGAGCAGCGTTACGTGCAGGCGCACTATAACCAGCAGCTTTTAATAAGTCACCTTTTTTGAATTTTTTGTCATTGTCAGTGTTGACAACAAAACCCCAAGTGCCACCGCTTTCATTAGAAATCTTAATGTACTTAGAACCGTTCTTAACAGTGAAACTATTCTTGAAATCTTCATCCATTTTAAGGCGAATTTCAGATTTTCCACCCAATTTATTTGCCCAACCAACATAGTCAGCAACTGCTGCAGCAAGCATATTTTCTATACCAGCTTCAACAGTCTTAAAAGTTTTTCTAATTTCA